GTAGTGGCGCGCGTGGCGCGGCGTTCGCGCAGGCGCTGATCGATGCGCTCAGCGAGGCGGCTCGGGTCGAGGCCGGAGAACGTCACGTCGATTTTCACAGGTCGCGCTCCACGCAGAGACACTTGAGCCGGCGGTGGCGTTCGTCGATGTCGATGACGGCGGCAATTTCGAAAAGCCGCGACCCGCTGCGTAGCCGCATGACCGGCGCGACGCCGGATCGATAGCGGAAGACGATCTCGTGCGAGATGCGTCCGGTGAGAGCATCGGCGTCGACCGATTCCGCACCGCCGGTCGGGGTGATGTCAGCCCAGATTTCGGCGACGGTGGTCCAGTTCTCGGAGGCGCCGCCGCCACCGTCGGGCGTACGGTTTGCGGCTTCCAGCGTGAGCCGGTGGCGCAGGCTGCCGATCGCGGTGCGCCTCATAGCTGACGCCGCCGATAGGGCATAAGCAGCTCGGAGACGCCGGCCGGAATGGTGGTGGCGGTGGCGCCGATCTCGACCGGCTCGCGGTTTTCATACCAGTGCGCGATGAGCAGAAGCAGCGCCTGCCGGATCGGCTGCGGCACGTCGGATGGCGCGTCACCGTGACCGGCGACGAAGTCTATCTCGATGCCGTTGGCGACGATGCCGGCGGCAGGCACGGCACCATGTCCGCGCCAGACGAGGCGGGCAGGGTTGGCGTAGCCGTCGAGCACGAAGCCGTCGACGTCGAGCATCCGGCTCGTCGCGTCGTCGTCGTGGAGCGTGACTGCGGTGACGCTTTGGATCGGACGGAGCGGCAGGATGAGCACGCGCGAGGGCGGCCAGACATCACGCTGATGGCGCCACGACTGAGTGATGAGCGCGAGGTCAAGTGCCGCCTCGATGTGCAGTCGCGAGGCCATGATGAGGCTTTGAATCAGCGAATCCTCGCCGCTCGAGTCGAGGCGCAAATGCGCTTTGGCCTCCGCGAGCGTGATTGGCTCGACGGCAGGGCCGCTGAGGAGAACGGTAGCCATGGCACCTCGCGTTGAAGAGTGAAGCGATGAGGGAAAGTGCGCGGGCGGCATCGGCCGTGGGGACGCCAATGCCACCCGCGCGTGCCTCGGATGATCGGATGGTCCGTCGATCGGCACGGCGCAGGGGAGGAGGCTGCGCCGTGGCCGGGCAGGCGGCGTCGGCCGGGGCGTGCGATTTCGCCGGCTGACGCGAAGTGCCTGCATTCATCGACAGCGGCGTGCGGTCCGGGCCGGAAGGGACCGGTCCGGTCGCGCCGGATCATCCGAGGCGAGGGGAGACGCGATCAGTCCGCGAACTGCAGCAGCTTGATCGCGTCGAAGTCCTGGACTCCGCCACCGACGCGCTTGGTCGTGTAAAACAGCACGTAGGGTTTCGACGAGTAGGGATCGCGCAGGATGCGGATGCCGACGCGATCGACGATGAGGTAGCCGCGACGGAAGTCACCAAACGCAATAGCGTAGGCGTCGGCGGCGACGTCCGGCATGTCTTCGGACTCGGTCACCGGGAAGCCCATGAGCGACGGCGACTCGCCGGGACTGATGGCCGGGTGCCAGAGGTAGTGACCGTCCTCGTCCTTGAGCTTGCGGACGGCGGCCTGCGTCGAGCGGTTCATGACGAAGCGGGCGTTGGCGCGGTAGCCAGCCTTGAGCGTGTAGACGAAGTCGATCAGCTTGTCGCCGGGATTGGTCGAGGGGAAAGCCGCATCGACGCCGGTCTTGATCGCGCCGATGTTGCCCCACGTCCAGCTCGCGTTGGCGACCTTGGTGTAGTGCATGAAGCCGGTCGGCATGTTGGTGCCGGTCCCGACGACGAAGGCGGTGCCTTCCTGTTCGGCGAACGCGGAGCGGACTTCCTCCGCGATCCACTGGTCGATGTCGACCGCTGAGTCATCGAGCAGCGCGCCGGTGGCGGCCGGCATGGCATAGAGCTCGGTGGTCGGGAACGACAGCTCGGCGAGCGTCGGCGACGTCGTCTCCGGCCGTGCGGCGGTGCCGCCGACCCAACCGGTGCCGGCGCCGGCGGTGGAGAACGGCTTCTTGTAGACGGAGCCGGACACCTGGCGGACGCTGGCGATGGCGCGGATCGGCGAGATTTCCTTCAGCGCCATGTTGACCGAGGCTTCGGTCTCGACGGGTACGAGGTAACCGCCGTCCGGACCCGAGCCGACCGAGAGGGCCTTGCCTTCCAGATCGAGGAGGCCGGTCGCCTCGCCCTTGCGGATGTAGCCGTCGAACGCGGCTTTGTGCTCGCGGGCGTGATGGCTGCGCGGGACGCCGGAGCCGAGCTGAGGGCGGGCAGCTTTGAGGGTCATCTCGTCGATGCGGCGCTTGTGGTCGTCGAGCGCGCGGTCGAGGCGGTCGAGCTTCTCGGTCGTGAGCGGGTCGGCCGAGCCGCGCGTTTCGACATCGGCGATGCGGCGATCGTTCTCTTCCTTGTAGGTCTCGAAGGCACGGAGCAGGTCGTCGAGGGCGAAGCCGAGGTCGGCCGAGCCTTTGATTTCGGGGGCGGACGTGGTCGTCATGGAGGGGCGATCCTTCAGGTGGCAGACGTTGAGCGGAGATAGGCGGCGACGGCTGAGCAACGGTCGGCGAGCCGGGACGCCTCGATCGGGTCGGTCGCTGCATCCCGCAGAGCGGCCAGACCCTTGAAGCCGGAGCGGAGCACCGCTCTGGCCTCGGAGCGCGTCAGCCCAGCGTCCTGCGTGAGCCAGCGCTCGAATTCGCGTTCCGATGGGCGGCCATGCGCGAACGGCCGCGACTTGATCGCGGCGATGCGGGCTTCGGGCAGCAAGGGGAACGTGACGATGGAGATCTCCCACAGATCGATCTTTTCGATGCGGCGCACGCCGCGGTGGCGATCGCGATACGCCTTGACGGTGCGGAAGCCGATCGAGAGGCCGTCGATCGCGCCGGCGCGCATGAGCGAGAGCACCTCGCGAGCGCGGGCGACGGCCGGCATCAGGCGGCCGCGGACGAAAAGGCCCTTCGCGTCCTCGGCGAGCGTTTCCCAGATGCCGATCGGTTCGGCGGGATTGTGCTGGAACAGCATCCGCACGCCGGAGGGGCCGCGGACGGCAATCGAGTCGCGGAAGGCGCCGGCCATCACGACGTCGCGGCCGAGGTCCTCGCGACCGAACAGCGAGGCGTAACCCTCGAAGCCGCCGTCGTCGGCAATGCTTTTCATGTCGAGCGCGGTGAACTTCGCTTCGTGCGGCGCGGCGCCGGCGGGAGTGTGAGGCCGAGGTTCGATCACGATGAGCGCTCCGGGTGGGTGATCACGTCGCGGCCGTCGATGGGGCTATAGCCGGCGGCGGCGCGCTTCTCGTTGAGAGTGAGGAACGTCGACTTGTCGAGGCGCGCCCACAGGGCTTCGCGCTCGGACGACAGTGCTTCGACGGCGTCGAAGTCGGGCCGCAGTTCGATGTCGGTGTCCCAGGCGGGGGACAGCCAGCGCGAGAGAGCCTTTGATGTCCGGCCGACGAGCGGGATGATCGTCTGGCGCCAGAAGCCGCGCGTTGCTTCGGCCATGTTGGCGTAGGTGTTGTCGCCGGGGATACCGAGCAGCATCGGCGGCACGCCGAGGGCGAGCGCGATCTCGCGCGCGGCGGCATTTTTCGATTCGAGGAAGTCCATGTCCTTCGGCGACAGTGACATCGATTTCCAGTCGAGGCCGCCTTCGAGGAGGAGTGGGCGGCCGGCGTTGACCGCGCCCTGGAAACCTTGCTCCAGCTCGGCCTTGAGGCGTTCGTATTGTTCGCCGGTCAGGTTGCCGTCGCGGGCGGTGTAGACGAGGGCGCCGGAGGGGCGGGCGGAATTGTCGAGGAGCGCCTTGTTCCAGCGCGCCGCGGTGTTGTGGAGGTCGATCGCGGTGGCGGCGGCTTCGAGCGGGCTCATGCCGTAGTGGTCGTGGGCGGCGTGGAAGAGCTTCATGTGGAGGACGCTGCGGACGCCGGGAACATCTTCGCCGGAGAGGCGCACGGTGCGTCCGGCGACGGTGTACTCGTAGGCCTCCGGCCAGCCGTCGGCGCCGGGGACGACCTTCATGCGGTCGGGACGCAGCGTGTGGAGTTCGCGGACGTCGCCGTCGATGGCGACGGCTTCGATGTAGCTGTTGCCGGCGACGAGCAGGTGACCGAACAGCGCTTCGAGGAACTCGGGGCCGACCTGGATCGGGTTGGGGCGATTGATCAGGTCGAGGAGTGGATGGACCGGGATCTCTTCCTCGCCGCGATAGAGGAGGAGTGGCACCGACGCGGCGGTTTCGGCGGTCATGCGCACGCAGCGGTAGACGATCGCATTGCCCATAAAACCTTCGCGGGCGAAGGCTGCGTAGTCGCGCGGCGTCCACACCGGCTGGCGCAGCGACTCGAACGCGATCAGCGGGCCGGTGACGCTGGCTTTCGACTCGGCTGGCGGGATGGCCAGCGGTGGGGTTGTTCGCCAAGGCATGGCACCGCCGGCCAGGCGACCGAGAAGGGCGCCGAGCGAGGTCGCAACACGAATGGGGGTCATTCAGAGCGTCCGTATGGTTGGGCTGCGCGGGTTCGTCAGCATGAGATCGGTGAGCGCCCACACGAGCGCGTCGAGACGATCGGGACTTTTGCCTTGGGCGAGGCCGTCGGCGCCAAACGCGCACATCTGGGATTCGAGGTCCGGCCATTCGCCGACGTGGACGACGCGGCCTTCGGCGTAGAGCGCGGATACCGGTTCGGCGCGCACCCACTTACCGCGGGTGGCGCGGACGGCGCGGATCGGCACCGAGGCGTCGACCTGGCGCATGACGCCGACGACGAGGTCGCCGCCCTGGTTGACCTCGGCGACGATGCGGTCGGCGGCGAAATCGCGATACGCGGCGATGGCGGCGCGGGCCCAGACGGCGGGCTCGCGGCCGCGGATCGTGCGGTCGGCGAGAATGTAGGCGCGGCCGTCCTCGCCGAGGCCGGCGACGATGATGCCGCAAGCGTCCGAGGTGGCATTCGAGGTGACTGGCGGGTCGACCGCAACGACGATGCGGGCGAGTTCTGGCGGTGCGGCGACGCGATGCTGGTCGAGCCAGCTCTTGCGCCATAGGCCGCCGCCGCGATCCTCGACGATCTCGCCGTCGATCTCCTGGCGGCCGAGCGCGGTTCCGCCGTAGCGCTTGAGCACACCGGCGAGGAACGAAGGTGCGAGGTTCGCGGCGTTGTCGGTGGTCTTGGCGCGGGTCGTAACGGTCGCTTCGTCGGCCATCAACTTTTTAAGAAGCGCGAGAGGCCGCGGCGTCGTGGTGACGACGGCGCGCGGGTGGCGTCCAAGCCGAAGCGCGAACTGCAACATGTCCCAGGCGTTTTGCGCGCGCCGCCATTTGGCGAGTTCATCGCACCACGCGGCGTCGAACTGGGGCCCGCGCAGGTTGTCAGGATCGTCGGCGGCGTACATCTGGGCGACGGCTCCGTTGGACCATTGGATCTGATTGCGCGAGACGTCGTAGTGCGGCCGTTCGCGCGGCGCATGGACCGAGAGGAGTCCCGAGACGCCTTCCACCATGACGCTGCGGACCTGCGCGATGGTCAGGCCGATGAGGGCGATGCGGCGAGCCGGTTCGTCGCGGTCGGCGTCGAATCCGAGGGCGCGGGCGCGGACCCATTCGGCGCCGGTGCGCGTCTTGCCGGAGCCGCGGCCGCCGAGGATGAGCCAGGTCTGCCAGGGTTTGCCGGCGTCGGTTGTGGCGGGCGCGAGCTGGTCATCGCGGGCCCACACCGACCAGTCGTAGGCGAGACGGATGATCTCGGTGGCGGATAACGTCGCGAGGGCACTTTCGCGGACCGCTTCAGGCAGGCCGGACAAGTCGTGCAAGACGTTCCGCAACGTCTCGGCGGAAGCGCTCCGCTTCGTCGGCGAGCTGGTGTTCAGCCTGCTGGGCGGCTTGCCGGTCGGCGGGGGCGGCGGCGGTTCCGGGGATGCGCTCGAGGTCAGCTTCGATCTCCGTGACACGACTGAGGTTAGCGATGAGAGCGCCGATGGCGCGGGTGTCGCGCTCGTGGTCGGCGGCGGTCGTGTCGGCGGATCCTTGTTCGGTGGCTATGTCGTGTGCCATGCGGCGTTCCATTTGCTGAAGCTTGGTATCGATTGCGGTGTAGAGGCGGCGGACGAGGGTGCGGCGGGCTCTGAGCGACCGGCTCGTCGAGACGGTCGCCGCGGCCGAGCGTTTGGATCGCGACTTTGGCGGTGACGCCGCGGTTGCGGAGTTCGACACGTGGGTCGCGGCTTGCTTAGCGGCGAGCTTGTCGGGCGGTTTCGCCGGTACGCCGTTGCGGTGGCGGGGCGGGCGCGGTGGCCAGCATTCGCGCTGCGCCCGCCGTGTGATGCGCTGGGCGGAAACGCCGTGTCGTTCGGCAATACCGGCGATCGCCAGTTTGCCATCGAGGTACAGACGCCGGATCTCCGACCAATCGGATTGATCCGAACCGGTCATGAGGGAATACCAGATTGTTTGAAGGGTAAGCGCTGATCCGATGTGCCGCTGTGGGCGACTATGGCGCCGCAGTCCGGGTCACACTTCTCAAGCTATACACGATTTGTATCAAATCATCGTCGCGATGTCAACAAGTATTAGATATTCTATAAGAGATTTGTCAAATATAAATCTTGGACATGGCCGATTATTACTTAGATATTGCGACCGCATAACATCTCATGATTGTACGCGGCGGGGATAAGTTGATGGACACTTGGCGGTTGTACGCGGGATCATCGGTCGGGTTGTCGGTATTTCATTTA